AGCTTGTGCTGCTTGAACCTCTGCATCAACAATCGCCTGTGCCTCAGTTACCGTTTTAACAACTCCTGCAACTTTAGCAATCCAAAGATTACCGTGTTTGTTGTATGCGGGAACTTGCCAAACATCACCAGGTAAGCCCTTAAACGTGATTCTAGAAGATTCAACATGATCGATGAAACCCTTTCCCCAGTTTGTCGCTACACAGTATTGATATGTTTTTGCCATAGTTTTCTCCTTATTATTAACTTGTTGTTATTGTTTTTACCACATTTGAGCTAGAACTCCACTCTTCTGTTGCTGCTGTAACTGCACTGCCATCTGGAGTTCCACCAGCTGCAAATGCACTACTAGTTGTTGTTCCTGAACTAGATCCTGGTTTTGCTCTAGCTGTAGATAAATCCGCAACTTCTGTCCAAGCAGATCCATTCCATTCTTCTGTTACTGCTGTACCTGGTGCAGGAGGTGCTTCACCACCAAAAGCTAAACTAGCTGTATTAGTTCCAGATCCACTAACACCCAATCTTGCAGTATTTAAATCTCCAACTTCAGTCCAACTAGTACCATTCCAAGTTTCAGTTAATGCTGAAGTTGGAGGTGCTTGATTTCCACCAAAAACTAAACCAGATGTATTATCTGTTCCTGCAGCTCCAATATCTCTTCTTGCAGCATTTAAATCTCCAACTTCTGTCCAACTAGTTCCGTTATAAGATTCTGTTAATGCTGAGTTTGATGATATAATTCCACCACAACATATGGCAGATGTATTTGTTCCAAAACCACCTACAGATCTTCTAGCACTATTTAAGTCACCAACTTCAGTCCAGCTAGTTCCATTCCAAGTTTCAGTTTGTGCAAAATTTGGTGGATAACCTCCACCAAAAGCTAAAGCTGCTGTATTAACTTGACCTGCTGATCCTAAACTAGTTCTAGCTGTATTCAAATCGTTTACTTCTGTCCAAGTTGTTCCATCATAAGATTCTGTAAGTGCTGAATTTGAGGGTGTTCCTCCACCAAAAATTAAACCAGCTGCTGTTGTTCCTGCTCCACCTGAATGTTGTCTAGCAGTATTCAAACTACCACCTGTAGACCACGCACCAATTGGTGCACCTGGACCTGTCCATTCTTCGGTTACTGTTGTATATCCTGGTAAAGATCCACCAAAAACTAATGCAGAAGTTACACTACCATTTCCTACAACACCAAATCTTCCAGTATTTAAATCGTTAACTTCCGTCCAACTTGTTCCATTCCATTGTTCTGTTAATGCAGAAGTTGCATCTGGACTAGTCTCTCCTCCAGCTGATAAAGCAGATGTACTTGATTGACCAGCTCCTGCCATATTATATTTACCTGTATTCATATTATTAACTTCTGTCCATGAAGATCCATTCCATAATTCTGTATCAGCAGTAAATTGGTCAGCAGGAGAATTAAAACCAGCGTAAGCTACCATAGATGTTGTTGTTCCAGATCCCCTAAGGTTTCTTCTTTTTTTATTTAAATCGTTTACTTCAGTCCAACTAGTACCATTCCAAATTTCTGTTGTTGTAGCCATGTCACCTGCTGCTCCTCCACCAGCTATTATTCCAGCAGTGGAAGTTCCAGCACTTGCTGATCCGTATCGTCCATCACTTAAATCGTTAACTTCCGTCCAACTTGTTCCATTCCAAGATTCTGTAATTACTGTTGGTCCAGTGTCATATCCACCTGCACTTATTGCTGCAGTATTAACTCCAAAACCACCCATTCCATATCTTGCAGTGTTTAAATCATTAACTTCAGTCCAAGCGGATCCATTCCAATTTTCTGTATTTGCAATTAAAGGTGAACCAGCTCCACCAAAACATAAACTTTCAGCTGAAGTAGTTCCTACATTTCCTCCCGCAGCATATCTTGCTGTATTTAAACTAGCTTGAGTTCTCCATGCTCCTGCTGTCGTTAAATTTGGATATTGATATTTGAAATCGGCATTAGTACTGTCGTACCAAACTTGACCCTCTACTGGATTAGGAATGTTGCCAGCGTAATTCTGAACCGCTGTTCCATTGATCCCCTTATAAGTAGTCATGACTATTTAGCCTTTAACAACCAACCTTGAGTTCCATCTGTATAGACCAAAGTATTAGCTGCTCTTTCTACTGAAATTGTTAAACTTGCTGCAGTTCCTTGAATTTTTTCTGCTCCATTGGGTGCAACTGTTAAAGCATTAGAATCAAATGTTCCTGCATAATCTACAAAAGATATTTCATCACCTAAAGTTCCTGCTGGTAAAGTCATTGTTCTAACTGCAGCTGATGTATTTATAAAATATCCTTCTCCAGCTACTGCTGTAAAACTAACGGCTTTAACTGCTTGCCAATCTGTTCCACCAGAGTTATCTACAAAAGATAAAACTCCAGAACCATTAGTTGTTAAAATTTGATCCGCTGAACCTGTTGCTGCTGGTAAAGTTAAAGTGTAAGAAGCTGAAACTGTACCTGGAGCTTGTAGTCCAACATACTCTCCACCTGTTGTATCTGATAATCTTAAATCACCTTGTGCACCTATTACAAAATTTGTACCATCCCAAACTAAATTAGCGGATCCACCAAAAGCAGTTCCACCATCATTAAATTGAATTTGTGTATTCGATCCACCTGGAGGTGAAGCTAATGCAATAGATACTATATCTGGATTAGTTCCATCATTTGCTGAAGCAACAATTAATTTATCACCTTTATCTGTTGTTGCAAAAGTAGTTGTATCCCCTGAACCTGTTACATATTTAAATTGTACCGTGTAAGCACCTGTTGTTGAATTTCTTAAAAAATAAAATGTTTCTATATCTAAAGGAATAGTTACAATTTGATTTCCTGTAATTGAACCTGTAAACTCAATCATTCTGTATTGAGCTGTACCTGTTGTATTACCATCTATAACTGTTAGGTCAGTAGTATTCGCACCACCTGCAATAGATAATGTTGAAAATCCACCTGTTAGTTGTTCAAAAAGATTTAAGTTTGCGTTAGTTTTATTTCCCCATGTACCAGCGTTTTCGCCAGTATTCATTATCTCTATACCGAGAGGTGTGTATGTAGATGCCATAAATTTTTTTCTCCTATGCTGCTACGTCGTTATAACTTGTATTTGATCCAGTTGCAACATCTGAATAGTTACTATTCGAACCTGTTGAAACGCCACTATAATTGGTATTTGAGCCTGTGTCAACATCTTGGTAATGTATAATAAACGGTGCTCCAACTATTGATGTTATTGTAAATCCAGTTAATCCAACTACTTGGTCTTCAATAGAAACAGATCCCACATTTGCATTGAAAGATTGGCCTGTTAAACCCATAACCTGATCTGCTGGATCAATGATTCCTACAGAAGATGTAATTGATATACCTGTTAAAGGTACAACTGCTGAACCTCCTCCAATTATAATACCTACATCTGATTGTAGCTGTTGACCTGTTAGAGTTACATCTTCATTGGGTGCAATTGCTGTACCTTGTTCTGATGTAATTTCAAATCCTGTTGGATTAATAATTGTAGTAGTATCTGCAATTGCTGTTCCTTGAGCCGAGGTAATTTGAAATCCTGTTATAGATACATCTTCATTTGGTGCAACTGCTGTACCTTGAATGACATTAAATTCTTGACCTGTTAGACCCATGACTTGATCTGCAGGATCTATAACTCCTAATGCAGTTGGAAGTTCAATACCTGTTAATGAAACATCAACATCTATACCTGTTGTAAGTGTTCCAATATCTGCACTGAATGAAATACCATTTGCAATAAAGTTAACGTCAATAACATTTGTTATTGATCCAATATTTGAATTAAATTCTTCACCAATTAAATCGACAACAGCTGTTCCTGTTACAGTTACTGATCCGATATTTGTAGATATTGATAAACCTGTAAGAGTTACAGTTTCGTCTGCGAGATTTCCCCATTCACCAGCGCCCCAGGATTTAGCACCCCAACCTGTTGCCAATAATTCGTCTTCACCCCACTCGGCTTGGCCAAAGGTGAATCGTCCCCATCCAGACATGGGCTACTCCTAAGCTAATCTGATGATTGCGTTCGATGAATCGTTTGCAGGGAACTGAATTGTAAAAGTTCCGTTAGTTGCAGTTTTATCAGAACCAAAAGCAATCACTGCAACAGCGTCAGTAGTACCTGAACCACCATCAGTTGTTGTGTTGTAAATTAATGCGCCGTTAGCTGTGAAAGATGCACTTGTGTAAGATACATCAGTAAAGTCTGTGAATGCAGTTGTTGAAGTTAAACCAACTCCAGTATTTGTTAATGTAGCACCACCTGCAACGTATGCAGATCCTGCAGTATTAGATATTTCATTTGTAGTTGCATAATCAGTTGTTGCAGCACCTAAAGATGCTGAACTTGTATATAAAGCTATTTTAAAAGTGTCTCCACCTGATGAATCGAAATCGTGTTTGCCTTGTAAAAGTTCTTGTTTAAAACTTGAACATATTGCTGATGATATTGCCATAATTTATCTCCTATTAAGGTGTCGGTGAAGGGACTGGTATACGAACAGTACCGTCCGTGTAGTCATCTCTTTTACGTCTACCAAGTTGTTCTGCTGCGAACTTCTCTAGCTCTTGTTTATACTTATTTTCATATAGTGTCAACATATCTATTGGACCTTTTAAATAAGAAAATGCTTCTGATAAACAAGCATATAATAAACCATTTCCAAAGTATTGACTAATATAAGTTGTAGTATTTGAGCCAGATAATCCAGTTGGAATTGTTTCATAACTTATTTTAAATACATAAGTAGTATCTGGTGCAGGAGCTAAAAATAATCTTCCTGAAGTCGTATCTGTTACACCTGTTGCTCCACCAAACATAGCATAGTATTTTGGTTTAGCTCTAGCTGCATTTTCTGTAGAAGGTTGAAATTCTTGTAAATATGTTTCATCTTTTTTCTCTAACCAAGTATTCGCACCTGTAGAAGCTGATGTTGAATCATAAACTTGTACACCTTTTACAAATAAAGTTTGAGCAGGAACGTTAACTGTATTTTGTCCTGTAACTAAATTACCAATTTTTTGTTTTTTATATGCATCAATTGGAACATCTCTTAAAATTCTTAATTCTGTATTTTCAATTATTTGATCTGTAATAGTAGATGTTAAAACATTATTATCTACCTCAGTATAATTTAAAATTGCTGTTGTTAAAGTTGCGTAAGTAAAACCTGCCATTATGGTGTTAATGTAACTGGACCAGCGGTCACAGACATTCCTCCTGAGTTTTCTGTTATAATTGCATTGCTTCCACAATTAAAACTATAACTATTTGTATTAATAACTGTTATACTAAATCCTGCAGAATTTTCAAATAAAGAATACACCAGGCCTCCGGGGCTTTTATCTACATTTCTAAATACAACAACATCACTTGTTGATCTTCTATGTGCAGGTTCTGTAACGGTTACAATAGCGGAACCTGAAGTTAAACTAAATGGATTTCCAGGTAATAAATTTTCTGTTGCAGGTTCAACTCTTGCTGGTCTAGCATTCATTAATCCTTGAGGATCACCTGTAAATCTTGTTGGTTGAATTTGTGGTTGTTTAGATTCAAATTCTGAAACATGAACAAAAGTACCATCCCATTCAGTAACCATTTCTTGATAAGGAAATGCCATACCTGATCTATCTGATATTGCTTGTGCGTATTTTCCTGTAGATAATTTTGCCATTATATATTCGGGTAATAAGTTTTAGGAGTTATAAAAGAACTAGAAGAAGAACCATCTTCAGATAAAGCTCTTTGTAATTCATCTTCATATAATAATTTCATTTGTTGTGTAATTTCTGGTTTAAATTTTTGTGATAAATAAAAAGATAATCCTGAAGCCATACAAGGTATGAATCTATAAGGTACATCAGTTGCATTAGTATAACCACCAACATCTTGAATTCTTTTTACGTAATAATAGTTAATAAAGTTTCCGGCTTCAGAGCTTCCGGGAGTTAAATATAAAGTAACTGTTACTTTATCAATAAATCTTTGTACAAAATATTGAGTGGGTTGACCTTCAGAACTTTTATTTGATAAAGCTTGATAAGTTGATCTACTTATTTTTGTAAGAGGTGTATCAACACTTGAAGAATTTCTATAACTAGCTTCTAAAACATCATCAACACCATAAACAGCTGTAGCACTAGAAGTACCATCATCTGTTGATCTAAACATTGTATAAACTGCTTGACCATCTACTAATGTAATTGAATTATTTGCAACTTCCCAATAATGTAGACCTCTATTACCCCATTCTTGAAACATTATATTTAAAGAACGTCTAGCTAATCTTAATTGATTACCGGAAACACCCTGCATACCAATTCGTTCATAAGCTTCTTCTATTATTTCATCAATAGAAAAATTCTTATCGAAAATTGTAGTTCCCGAAGTAGTATTAGCCATTTAGCCTCCTAGCCAGTATATCCAAGTGTAATAGAACCTGTTCCAGTTACATCTGCATAAATAGTGTTTTCAAATCTAATTCCATTTCCAGGAACATAAATATCTAAACCCTCGTCTCCAAAAGTAGCTTCAAAAACTATACTTCCAGATGCAGATGCTGCATCATAAAGTTTTATGTTAGTAATTCCTGTACCTTGAATGTATGTAACTCTAGCTGGTCCAATATTAGTTGATCCACCTGAAACAGTTTTAACCTGTCCGTCAGCTGTAAGTGTTGTAAATTTTTGATCTGATGACATATTGTTTTCTCCTTAAAATTTTGTAGGAGCCCCGAAGGGCTCCATTAATTATTTATTATGCTACTGTTGCCCCATTCACTGAAGTAGCGACCCAACCAATAGTACTGTTCCATACTAAAGTAGCTGAATCAGCTACTGCATCGAAAGCAACTGTTGTTCCGTTTGCAAATGTAACTGGAGTAACTGTTGCAGTTCCACCACCATCAACAATCATGTTAATGATTTTGATTTGGCCTGAAGTTGTTCCATCTGCTAAAGTAACTGCAGCAGCACCTGCTGCTGTTGTAAGTTCTGTTACTAAATTTGTAAGATCAACTGCACCTGCACCAGATAATGATTGAACACCACCTGTGATAGTTGCTCCATAAGTAGCATTAGTTGTGATTGCACCTGTATCTGCGTTTTTTGTTATGTCTTCAAAACCATTTTCCGATCGGACTGGTCCTGAGAATGTAGTATTAGCCATGATTATTCTCCTAGTTAAATTCTACATAGTCTCTAGGCCGTCGACTATACCGCGTCTATGTAAAATATTAATTAATTTATGTATAGTGAGATATTTATATATGATTTTTGAATAGAGTGCAAGAGATCCCTAAGGAAAAAGGTCTTTTTTAATAATGTCTAAGTTCTAATTAACCAGCAAAAAGATGAACTTCACCATCTTTAAGATTATTAAGAACCTCTGCTTCTTGTTCTCTAATGATTGATCTAACTACTCGTTTAATCTCATCACCTAAAACAGACATTTCTGGTGTTATTTTTCCTCTGTTCTCAAGAAATAACTCGTTCCAATTAGATTCGAGTTTCAGTTTCTTTGCGAACAATACCATGTTGTCCTGAGCCATTTTG